GCCTTCAAGGTTGTATTCAAACCCCATTGATTGGCTGGCAAATTCCATTTTTGCGTCTTTGTTTTTGTAACTGACCAGGCTAAATTTCAGCGCGGTTTTGTTTTGAAATCCAATGTGCTGGACACGGTGATACGCGCCATTGGCCTGGAATCCGTGCGGGGTGGTGACTGTTTTTTCAAGTGCCATGATTTTTTCCTTTTAAACTTCTGCGATTTGCGACAAATAATTGACCGTCATATCAATTGTTGCCGTCCAGTTTGCGTTACTGGTTGAAACCAAAGCGGGCCTAAAACTTGCCGAATCAATTTGATAAATTGCTGGCCCAACGTTTTCACCCGCGCTGTTTGAAAATCCAACCGTAATGCTGCCAACAGAAACAAAAACCTGTGGCGGGCGTGGATAAACATACCTATAATTTGTGCCAGCGTTAACGGTTTGTTTGGTTCCAGATGTGGCAGTCATAACCACGCTTCCGGTTTGACGCATCATTCGATGTGGCTTGTTTAAATATGCGCTGCCCTGGGGAACGTGCAAATAAGTTCCAGCGGGGAAATTGCTGATGTTGTCAACCACAATGGCTTGCGAATAAGCGGTTCCCGAATCAAGTCGGGTTCTAAGAATTGCGCCCATTGCATTCACATTGCCAACAAGTCCGTCAATGTAAATATTAATGTAGGCGCTTGAACTAAGATTTGACATAACCATGAAGTTGGTTGTGGCTGATGCGGCATCGGCATAAACGTAAGTATTTTCAACAATGATGCTTACCGTTGCATTTGTTGATGCGGTAAATGGATTGCTGTTTCCACCACAATCAACAATTCCACGGCTGATGGTTGATGGATCACTTTTTGTAAAAAGTTTGCAATTACGGATAAATATTTCACCGCCTTTGACTTCGCTTGCATAAACACACCATCCACCCAAAGCGGAATAAATGATGCAATTGTCATATCCGCAATCCATACCAGCCCATCCACCGCCTTGGTAAATGGTGCAGCCCTGGTAAACAACGTCTTGCATATTGCCGTGCATATCTGCGGAATACACGCCGGAATTTATGTCGTTACTGATTGTCAGGTTTGAAATTTTTATGTTTCTGTTTGTCACCGCGCCCGTGCCGCTGCCGCCGCCAATGGTGATTCCGTGGCGCCTTGCATAGTAATCGCCGCCAGTAATTTGCCCCTTTTGGCTGTTGCTGATAATCAGCGCGTAATCATCCAAAGTGCCTGTGCCTTTGTTATACATCACGCAATTGGTCGCCATGAAACGGTAGCAACGATCAATTTCAACACCTTGATAATTTTCGTTGTAAAGAATCACGTTTTCTAAAATCGGTTTGTCGCAAAACGTAATTTTCAACAAACCAAAAATGTTGGCGCCGCCGTTCAATTTAAGATTTCGGAATGAAACCTTGGGCTTGCTGTTTAGTTTGTATGCGTTGACCGTCGCGGAATAAGATGAATAAAGCGGGCTTGTTGTGGATGCGGTGTTACCGCTTACCTCGCGGCATTCCAGCCATTCTCCATCGTAGTAATAAGGGCGAATGCTGTTCCACAAAACCGCGTCATCAAACAAAAAGAAAACGTCGCCCGTGACAAGTGATGGCGCCGATGCAAAAACAACGGACAGATTACCCGCGCTGGCTGACGAAACAACCTGGATTTCGGTTGCGGTTCCGGTCACCGTGATGCCGGACGAACCCGACGTAATGCCGCTAAAGTCCAGCACGGATTTTTCACCGTCGCCAAACATATTCAAATGGCCGGTGGTGGATAAAACGCTGTTGATTTTGTAAGTTCCAGCGGGGACGTAAATGTCCTGGCCTGTTGTGGCCACCGCGGTAAGGGCCGCCGAAAATGCTGCGGCATCGTTGGTAGTACCATCGCCCACCGCGCCAAAGTCTTTGACGTTGATGTAATCCTGAAATTTGGCGTTGACGGTTTTGCCAACCGCGCCGGTCAAAAACCCGCTGCTGTTGGATTGTCTAAAACCAATCAGCGCGTCGCCTTTGGCGTTATCGGTGGTGCTGGCCAGGTCGGCAAGAATGCTGGCCGACGCGCCGGTGAAATCATTGATGCCGGAAATATTGTCATACGTGCCAATTAAATTGCCCGTCGAATCTCTCAAAATAAATTTGTAATTTGAACCCGCGGTCAACCAAATTTCGTTTGCGGTGCGGCCAAATGCGTTCAGGACAATTGGGTTTGTGTTCGCAATTGAACCGGCTGAAGTGGTGTAGGTTGCGGCCGGTGTTGATGTTCCGGCGGCATACGAATAAATCAAACCACCAGCCAGCGGGACGCCGTTGTTGCTGAATAGTTGCCAGCCAGCGCCAGCGAATGATGAAAGATTAACAGCCATTTTCTATTCCTTTTTATGGATGCGCGGTTTTGTACGCGTTAAATTCAGCCCGCAAATCTTTGATGGCAGCCACCAAAACGGGAATCACGTAATCGTATTCGATGCCCATATACAAACGTTCGCCGCTTCGTTCCTCAAATTCCATTGGCGGCACGTTTACCGCTTCAGGTAGCACGGGCAATAAGTCCTGGGCAATCAAAGACACACGACGTTTTTTGTTGGCGTCCGATTTCCAAGTGTGATACACGGCACGGAATTGGTCAACCATATCCAGGGCGCCGGTGATTTCGCCTTGAATGTCCTTCAATCGTTCGTCGGACGAATTTGTCCAACTTGTTCCACCTGGCGCAACATAAGGGCCAGCGGTAAACGAAATTGCACCAGTACCCGAAGCGGCGGTGAATGTTTCAATTTGTCCACCAGCGCGACCAAATTGAATTGCGGCCGCTGTGTCACCGGCATAATAATTAATGGTTGAAGTGGCGGTAAAAACCATGTTGTATCCAATATAAGGATACGAACCGCCGCCGCTTGAACCGCCAATCCCCATAAGCCCCAAACGTGCTGCATTGCCAGTATTTGCGCTATTAATTACCGATAAACTTGAGTTTGCGCTAGACGCATTTCCAATGTTCAAAATGCCGGTGCTAGGCGTCCAGGTTAATTTGCTACTGGAAACCTTTTGGGGCAAGTTTCCGGTGGTCGATGTAACCCAAGTGGGATACATTACCGCCGCGGTTGTGGTGTCGTCGGTGATGCCGGTGTTTGTTGCGTTTGTTGCGTTTGTCACCGCGGTCGATCCAATGGCCGACACAATTTGCGCGGCGGTCGCTGCGGTAAATGCTGACGTTCCGTTGCCATAAGCCACGCCGGTCAATGTGCCAACGCCAATGCCCCCACGGCTCACACCCAAGGTTCCCGTCCACCCCAAAGTCAACGAAGCGGCATTCAACAATGCCGTGCTGGCGCTGCCGCCCAAGGTCAACGTCACGTTGGTGTCGTCGGTTTTGGTAAGGGCTGCTGGCGCCGACCATTGCGGGGCTGTGCCGCTACTGGACAAATACCGACCGGACGCGCCAATTGCCAATTTAGACAAAACCGTTCCGCTGGCATAAAACAACATATCGCCCGCGGTGTACGAAGTCAGGCCCGTGCCGCCCGCGCTGGTTGGCGTCACCTTCCAGGCAATAACCTGGATGGCGTTGGTGTTGTCTTTGTAAAACAATTTGCCATCGGTGATGTTGATGGCCAGTTCCGATCCCAACGTGCTGTTGGCCAAGTTTGCAGCCAACGGCGCGGCGGCTGCCGTGCTGCTGCTGTAAATTTGAATTGGGGTAAAGCCGGTTTGCGCCATGTTTTAAATCTCCGGTGTGAACGTTTGGGGCAACCAGGGCAGCACGGTCACTTTTTGTTTTTTCAATTCTGCCAATTGTTCAACCAAACGCGCTTCAATGCCCGATTTATCAATCCAGGACACAATCATGTCTTCCGTCACATCGGCAAAAGGAACCGTCAGTTTGGGTTCAGGAATAAACCAATTACCTTCGGTTTCGACCTTTAAACCGCCTTCGGTGATGGTTGCAAAATAACGCGCCTGGGTAATCAATTCGCCGGTGGCTTCAATCCCCAAAATTTTCCATGTAGTCATTAGAAGTTGCCCCCGCCAGTTCCACCGGTTATGGTCAAAACGCCAGTTGATGGATTAAATTTCAGTTTAGTCGATGACACCTTTACCGGCAAGTTTCCGGTTGTTGTTGTCACCCAGGTTGGATACATTTCTGCGGCCGTGGAAGTGTCATCCGTAATGGCGACGTTTGTTGCATTTGTTGCGGTTGTTGTGCTTCCCGCGCTGCCGTCAATGCTTACGCCGGTCAATGATTGGCTGGCGCTGCCGCGGTTCAGCGCAATGGCTGTTGTGCCAATGTAAACCGTCGAATTGCCCAGGACGCCCGAAGGAATCGTGCCGGACAATTGGCCAGCCGGAACGTTTGTAAGGCTGGCGCCCGATCCGCTGAACACCGTGGCCGACAATGTGCCGGTTAACGGGTCAAATTGCAATTTGGTGCTGCTGACATATTGCGTTGTCAGGTTGCCGGTTGTTTGATTTGCAAACAACGGATACCTGGTTCCGTTTGTGGTCGTGTCGTCCGTCACCGTTGCGTAAGCCACGGGCGTCACCCAGGAAGGCGCCGAAGTCCCGTTTGATTGCAACACCTTGTTTGCGTCACCGGCCGTCGAAGCCAGGAACGCGGTGACACCCGTTGCGGATTGATAAGGGATGCTGGCCACCGCGCCGCCAGCCAAGTTTGTGGCCGTGCCGGTGATGTTAATTGCAGCCGTGCCGGTCAGGTTTGTAACAACGCCGCTTGATGGCGTACCCAAAGCCCCGCCATTGACCACAAACGCGCCCGCGCTACCCGTATTCACGCCCAAGGCTGTCACTACCCCTGTTCCGGTTGTAATCGTGCCAGGGGCCAATCCAGCCCCGCCGCCGACCATCAAAGCATTAGCAGCCAAAACCGCCGACGATGCCCAGGTTGTTCCGCTTGAAAAGTATGGAATGCCGCCGCTAGTTCCGGCAATTGTCAGCGCCAGCGTTCCGGAATTAGTGATTGGTGAACCGCCAACCGAAATAATCCCGCCGGTGAATGTTTGGGCCACCGATGTGACGGTTCCCGTTGTTGGCGTTGCCCAGGAAGGAATGCCCGCGGCCAGGGTAAGCACCTGGCCATTTGATCCGGCCGCAAGGAATGCGGTGGCATCGGTTGCACTTTGATACGGAACCGAACCGGCAGCCCCACCGGCCAAATTGGTGGCCTTTGTTGCGGTGGCTGCATTGCCTGATACCGAACCGATGATTGTGTTGGTCACCGTCAAGTCCAGCAAAGTTCCCAAACCGGTAATTCCGGTGTAAGAACCCGACAACCTGGCGCTGTCAATTGTGCCGCTGGTGATTTGCGTGGCAGCAATGGCAATGCTGGTGCTGGCCGCCAAAGTCAATTGGCCCTGGGCGTTCACGGTAAACGTGGCCACCTGGGAAGCCGAACCGTATGCGGCAGCCGTCACGGCGGTGTTGGTAATGCTAAATGTGTTTCCCGTCAGGGTTAACCCCGTGCCAGCCAAATAAGAACCGGCGCCCGAAAACTGCGACCAGGTGATTGGTGTCACATTGATTGTGCCGCCCTGGTTGGATGTGCAAACCCAACCGGTATCACTTAGGGTTGTCCCTGATTCCACAAACGTAAACGCGCCAGGCACTTCGGCCCAGGTGTTCATGTCGGCGCTGCGCGTCCATCCGCTGGCGCTGGCCACATAAATGCCATTGTCTGCTTGGGCGGTTTGGTTTTTAACCAGGATGCGGTCGGCCGCGGTCAGCGTGGCAATCCAATCGCCACCAGCCTGGACAGCCAGGCCCGACAGCGTGATGTTGTTTGTTGTTGCGTAAACGCACGACGCTTTCACGTCCAAGCCCTGGGCGACGGAATCGACATAAGCCTTATTGGCAATGTCTAAGTCGGCCGATGGGCTGGTGGCCACCTGGCCGGTGGTTGCGTAAATGCTGGTGAAATAACCGGCTGCTGGCGCGTTGCCACCGATCACGCTGCTGTCAATTGTGCTGCCGGTGATTGTCAACCCTGATTGAATCGGGTTAATTGGGGCGAAAAACAAAGTTCCCGCGGGGCCAACAAACGAAATTAAATCAAACGTCGGTTCAGGTTGAAAAAGCCCCTGAACCGGTTTGATGTTGGTCGTGTTCGTAACAGCGGTGCTGTTCGACATAGCGCCCCCTTAATCTGCTTGGCAGGGGGTAATGTAAAGTGTGTTTGTGCCGCTGCTAATCCCTTTAATGTAGAACGGGCCTTTAGGGGCCGCGATCACAATGGGAAAATTCATGCCGCCAGGTAACACGAAGGAACCGGAATTGCCGGTAGTGGCAATTGTCGGCGTCACCAGGTTGGCCGATTCGGGCGCCATTGTGACGGCCGCCTTGTCGGTTCCGGTGTTCAAAAGAATCACGTAGTTTGTTTGATCGTTGGTCGAAGGCGTAATCAGCAAAGCCGCTGACGCCGACGAAGTTAAATCAAGCGCATAAGTTGGCCCGCTTGGCCGGATGGCTTCAAGATTTACCATTTTTAACCCTTTCCCGTGTTTTCAAAATTATAGTGCTGACCATAGAAAAAAAGCCACCCTTTTTGGGGGCGGCCTCTTTTCATTTCACGCCCAATTAAGGCAAGAACGTCAGGTCGTAACCGTAGATGAACACATCGGCGGTTGCGGCTGCGCCCTGGGCAGTAGTGCAACGAATGTAAAGTGGTGTAGTTGCCACTTCGTCGGTTGACGTTGCGGCGGTTACAACCACTTTTGCGCTGGTGCTGTTACCGGTCAAGGCGTAAGCCGATTTTACGGCCGTGCCGGTTGCGCCTGGGCCTGTGTTAACAGCCAATTGGGCCGTAGTCAGGTTGATGGACGCATTGGCGACAATGATACTTTGAACGCTGACTGAACCGGACGCCAAAATAGGTGCAACGGTATCGGCGACAGAATTCAAGTTAACACCTTGGGCCGACGCAATCAGGCGCAAAGCCTGGTTGGTTGCCAAATTCGTTGGGGTGTTCGTTTGGGTTGATGCTGGCCCTGGATTGCTCATGTTTATTTCTCCAAAATTAAATTAATGAAGGGCGGCCAAAGCCGCCCCCGCTTCTTTAGGCTGCAACGCGGCAAGCCAGTTCAGGATACAAAGGCGCCCAACCATATAACACATCCAAACGCGTTGGGATGGAATCGTTATTAATTGTATATTGCCTCACCACACGGATGGAAAGCCCCAGGTCTTTGTCGGACGCACGGCCCGCAAAGTGAACCCCGTCAGGCAATTCCAAATCAGCGGTTGCCAGCGTTGCAAAATTCTTGTGGAATACCAAGTTTTGTGGGCTGACTGTTCCGGTGTTGTTGAACGGTGTCACGGCAGCGGTGGCGCTGGTCGTTTGCACAACAACGTTTTGGAATTGGCCGCCGGTGATGATCGCGGGTGAAATCGTCACGGAAGTTCCAGGTGTAGTCGCAACGTTGGTTGTGGACATAACCACAAAATTGCGAAGTTTGCCGGAACCATAAGCGGAACGGTTTTGTGGGTTGACAGCAAACACGCCAGCGATTTGGATAACGTCGCCCTGGTTCAAGGTCAATGCAGCCGATGCCACCAAGGTGACAGTACCGAATTGCGCCCAACCAGTAGAGATACCAAATGTTGCCGAAGTGGTGTCCACGGTCATGGTTTTGGTGGTGTATGAACCAAAGGTTTGGTTCACAACGTTCTGATCCATATACCAGTTCATACCAGCGGAATCGCGGCCCATCATGCCTTTGGTGTATTGCTTGCCGATCACGTCGGAAGGAACAAACAAACCCTTCAGGCTGTCAACGATGGTTGCGGAAGTAAAGGGTTCCACCACGCATGAACGGCGGCCGTCACGGGGTGCGCCTTCGCTGTCCAGGTATGCACCGGCAGTCAGGTATGTAATCAAGCCAGTTGGGGGCGTACCAGCGGTTCCAACAATGTTGGCCACGTTGTTTTTCGCCATTGTCAGGCCGTCCAAGTCCATTTTGTTGGCGATGGCGGCAACAGCGGGTTTCAATACGCGGTCGCTAAACATATCCAAAGACAAGGCCAAATCCTGGGTCGTGAATTGTGTATCGACGTGGAATTGGGTGGACAAAGTAACTGGCACGGATGTTTCGTTGAAGTCTTCAACGTTCAGCGCGGGGCCGGTTGTGCCGATGAATCGGCCAGGACGACGGACGTTCAAAGTGTTACCGATTTTGGCGCCGGTGACAGCAAATTGGTCGTCGTATTCGCGGGTGACGTTATTTGTGAACGTCAATTCGTTTTCTAGAACCATCAATGCTTCATTGGTGATTTTCGAAATCGTCAGTAAATTATTTCCAGACATTTTGTTTTCCTAGTTGAAAAGGGTTTAATTGTCAGCGAATCTGCCTGTTTTGGCGGGCCGCTTTCCATTGGGAAAATGTACCGTGGAAATTGCCGTCGGCATCCACGTTATTGTCCGTCTTAGAAACGGCGCCGCGAATCGGGCTGATTGGCGCTGGCGCTTTTGATTTCACCGCGGTCGATTTCACATCGGGTGCGCTGGCTTTGGGGGCTGTTTTCTCAAACTGCACCTCAAGTCTGCCGATTTGTCGAAGGGCTTGAATGACTGAACCTTCGCCAAGTTTCCTGGCAAAGTCGGGATTTTCGGCCAAGTGATAAAGGATTTGTGGCCCCACATCACTATCCATGATCGCGTCGCGCACGGGGTCTGAAATAGACACATCGCTTGACTGAACCATGTCGTCGAAATCCGGCAATGTGTTTCGCGCTGCACTCACACGGTCAGCCCAGGCTTTTTCAAATGTTTGCCTGGCTTCCGCGGCCTTGCGGTCTTCAACTTGCCTATCCCGTTCCATCATTCTTTTATCAGCGGTATATTCGGCCAACGCTTTCGCATATTCGAACATATCGTTGAATTCTTCAGGCTTGGGTTCCGGCCCAAAGTCGTCCTGGGCTTTCGCCTGGGGGTTGGCTTTGTTTTCCAGTTCCTTCAGCCTGGCTTCCAATGATTCCCTTGCTTCGCGTTCCCTTTGGGCTTCGGCTTTGGCGGCCTCGCGTTGCTTAGTTATCTCTGAAAAGCGCCTTTCGATCTTTGGGTTCGCCTTGCGTTCCTTTTGATCGTCTTCTACGGTCGCCTCATTCCCTTCCCCGTCTGAATCACTCTGATCGGCCCGATTTTCCGGCTCGTCAGCAACCTGGGTTTCCCCGTCGTTTGCTGGCGCCTCGGTGGTTTCCGGCGTCGCGTCAACTAATCCAAGTTTACGGGCGGTGAATTCCGCTAAATTGTCACTCGTCACCAGGTTAGCGGCGACGCGTTCTTGCACTTCGGACATACGTATCCCTACGAATCAACCCAATGAAAACCCATTGGTAGGTTTGGCCCAATTGTGAACCTAAATCATTTGCATTGTCAACTATTGTGGCATTCCCATCGGTTGCTGCATTTCAGGCGCCATTTGCGGTTGCTGTTGCGGTTGCATTTGGCCACCAAGGCCCGAAGCCATATCCATTTGCCCAATAAATGGGCTTGAACCTTGGTGAATATCTTGGGCAGCCACTTCGGAATATGCGTATTGTTCAGCGTTCATTTGGTCAATTTTACGCACCAGGTCACCTGGCGACATATTGGCCAACAACAATTTGACAATCGCTTCAATTTCCGTTTTGTTTTGGCTGGTAATTGACCTGGTGTTTTGGTCGTTGACCTTGACTTCCGCATTTGTTTCGGTGTTGTGCGCCCTGGCAATGCCTTTGATAAGTTCGCGGCGGGTTTCGCCTTCCTGACGCACACCCTCTTTGGTCATGCCATACTTTATGTCCAAGCCCATCATTTGCATTTGCTGTTGCTGGTCTTCCACCATCTTTTGCAATTGCATCATTTTCATTTGCACTTGCGGCGGGATTGGTGATTTTTCGTCGATCTTGGCCAGCGGGTTCATGGCGGCCAGGCGGTCGGCAATAACGTCGGCGCCAGGGAAATCCATGTTGCGGAACAATAGGTCACCCGCCACTTGGAAAATCTCGCTTTGCGCCATCATTGGCATCATGGCCTCCACGGCTTCCATACGCTTGCTGTTGTAGCCTGGGCCGGTATCCATCACCACGTCGTAAAGCCCGACGGTAACGTCGTTTAGCACTTCGCCGGTGGCCTGAAGGTCGTTCAGGGTTGTCAGGTCGGGTTTACCATCGACGCCAATGATTCGCAACACGCGTTTGGTGTCGTAAATCTTGGGGATCAAGTCCAAAATGATTTTGCCGGTGTGCTTGATCGAACGCGTCATGTTGTCGTAAAAGTGGAAATTGCTCATATCCACTTGCTGTTGCTGGCCTTGCAAGGCTTTGCCCGACACGTTGCCCAGCATTTGCTGCGCTGGATCAAATATGCCCAACACGGTTTGCAAGTCCTGGCCAACTTCGCTGGCCGCTTCCATAATGCCCGCGGGCGGTGGTTCAGGCTGCAAACGCTGCGGCGGCTGCGGAACCACGCGCCCTTCAATGTCGGTTTGCTTGTAACGCAAAACGGGAGTTGATTTAATGTTGGCCAATGCCCATTCGTTTTCGTGGCCTTCGTCCTGGCCTTCGGCCATCAACCATTTGGCCTTTGGCGCCAGGGCGATGGATTCGGTCAGGCTGGTGCGCCAAAAGTTAAACATCCGCTGCGGGTCTTTGGCATTGCGAACCAGGCCGTATTTTTTACGCTTGCCTTCAATGGTCACCTGGGCGCCGTAGCACGGAATGATCGGGATGTATTTACCGGCCCATTCCTTTTCCTCCAGGATTTCCATTGCGGTCAGTTTGCACCACTTCACCACCTTGCGGTAGGACGAACGGCGTTCAACTTCCACAACGCCAGCGTCGTCCAGCACTTGCTTTGGCGGCAGTTTGTCGGCCCAATCCTTTGTCCCATCGGACAGCATCACCAGGTCAACTTTTTTGCGGTCAATGTAGAAATATTCGGCAATGCGAATATCCTCTTTGGTCACCCATTCGGCGCTGCTGTCGCCGGTCGCACGGGGCTGGAATCCCACGCCATCGTCGGCGCCTGGGTACATTTGCCGGAATACGTGCTTGGGGATTACGCTGGCCACCAGGCATTTTTCAGCATCGGAACCATCGGGCGCCACGCTGTTGGGGTCGAAATAAACGGAAAACGGATCGTCGATTGGCTCAATGTAGATTTCCTGGTCAAACGAATTTTCGCTGACGTAATCGGTCACCACGCGCCAGTAACCCCAACCCATTCGCACGGCATAGGCAAAGGCGGTGTCGTAAGCGGTGTCGGCGTTGCTGTTGACTTCAATGTGACGGGTAATGCCTTCGATCACCTGGGCGACCTTCAAATCGCCTTCATTGTTGACGGGGTGAACCTTGATGCGTGGGCGCTGCTGGCGCTGCTGATTCTCGACCTGGCGGCAATATGCGTCGATCTTGTTGATCGTCAGGCACGGGCGGGCTTCCAGGTTGCGGCTGTTTTGAATCTCGACCGGCCATTGATCGCCCGCGGCAAATTTCAAATCCTGAAGGGCCGATGAACGGTTCATTGAATCGGCTTCACCCACCAGGCGTAAAAACTTAATTGCGTCCTGGATGCGTGGATCGCTTGATTCGTCTTGGTAATCTGACATATTCGCCCCTTATTTTCTAAAATTATCCCATCCAACCGGCGCCTTCGGCAACTAATCGTTGCTTTTTGCGGGATGTTGGCTCTTTAATCATCAACGCAATGTATCGGAATGCGTCGGCGCCGTGGGAATATTGATCGTGCAATGGTGATTTGCCAAACTGTCCGGTTTCGGCGTCAACCTCATAACGGTAATGGCGAAGGCAATTCAGGCCATCGGCGCAATTCTCGCGGTCAAACCAAAGGTTTGGGAAAATGGTTCGGGCCGCGTTGATCGAATCGACCACCGGAACCCGCGGCATGATGCTGGTTTTAAATCCGGCACTTCGCACAATGTCTTCAATCGTGCGACCGGCTGCGGCCAAGGTTTTGTTTTCGGCATCATGCGGCAGCCAAATGGTGTCGTACACGTAACCAAACGTTTGAAGTTGTGCCAGGTACGAAGTCATGGTGCGCTGGCTGCCTTCAAAGTACCGGATCAACCTGGTTTCCATGCCAATGAATTGAACAAACCACCAGGCGGTGGCGTCCGACCAGCCCAGGTCGCAAACCGCGTGAACCGGCTTGGTTGGATCGTAAGGCACGGACGTTAAGCGGCCATTGTTTTCGGCCTGTTGCATTTCATTGCCAAAGATGGCGCCATCCACCGACCGGCGGCACATACCCTCCCAAACCTGGTTGTATGCGTTCAGGTCGCGTTCTTTCAGCGCGTCCTTTTCCAACTTCAACGTTTCGGGGAACCAAGGGTTATCCGACCAGTTAATCCGCATAATGATGCAATCACGCGGTGGCTTCAGGACAAATCGCTGGTAAGTTTCGTCGGTTTCCAGGTCAGGGTTAAACGAAACCCATATCTCGCTGCCTTGTTTGCGGATTGTCGGAATCAGGATGTTCCAGGACAACCGGCTGACGGTTTGGGCTTCCTCCACCCAACAAATATCCAC